TTGGTTTAACCCAATCTCCCCAAACATGCGTATTCTTCAAATGTTTATCATGCAAAGAACCAATTTTTACATAATCTTCAGCAGTTAATAACTTACCACTACCTTTCTCTCTAAATCCACATTGGTCTTGTAATCCACCCGTTACCGTTACGATGATTGGAGTTCCAGCCATTACCGATTCTGCGGTTGCCAATCCAAATCCTTCATTTGATGCAACGTTAATTGTAACATCTGCTAAATTATAAAGATAGTTTAACTCTTGCTCTGTATATTTGTTTGGTGCAAATATAACGTTTGAATCAGGCATACAATGGTCGATGAATGTTAATAAATCAGTACCATGCTCTTCTACCGGCGCTGTGTGCATTAACATACACACTTTATCTTGCTTATCTTCTGATAAACTTTTTCTAAATTCATCAAATGCTAACATAGCATCCATAGGTTGTTTTCTACGAATGTTTCTATTATTCCAATAAAGAACAAATTCATATTCTTTATCTCCAAAAATACTTTTCTTAAAATCTTCGGGAACATCAACTGGCTTATATAAATCGGAATTGATACCATGTGGTACATAACTCACTTGCCAATCTGCTAATTTATCCCAATGTTTTTCTTTATCCCACGTACCAACTCTTTTAACGATACCATAGGTTTGTTTAGAAATACATCCCAACCAATCACAACTTTCATAATAGTTTCTATTATATTTTGGGTCTGGCAAATCATCCCAAATGTGATAGAAGAACAAAGGACATGTTTGTCTAATTTCATGCTCAATCTCATATAACCAAATCCAATATCTCGGGTCGGTAAAGTGTAGGATAGCATCCGGCTGCTCTCTCATCAAAAGCTGTCTGATAACATCTGGATTACCATATCCATCAGATGGATAAATTTTTACTTCGGCATCTTTAACGCCTGTTTGTTCCCTAACACTTTCATTTAAATCTAAAATCTTTCCTGCTTCGGGGTGTTTAATTGCTGCGCCTAATTGAACCCAATCGTACTTGTCAACTGTTCCTAACACTAATTGTTTGGATACGTTGGCAATACCACTAGTCATTCTAAGGTCATCTGAAAGTAACAGAATCTTCTTCTTTGCCATAACTTATTTTGTTCTCTTAAAATTGTGAACCACTAATTTGTAATATAGTGTATTCGTTTAATTGTTTTCTAAATGTTTCGTTTTTCGTGTAAAGGTCTAAAGTTCTATTAACGAGTCTTTGAAAGTTTAATCCACCTTGTATGGTTGATATTTTAAAATCCTCATCGTATAACTTTTTAATAACCTTAACAGTTGTTAATTTTAAATCTGCCATAGTTAATAATATTTGTATATACATATATATACAAAAAATTATTTTCCATCACAATGTGTTCCATAAAATTCACACCATCCGCATAGCTTAGATGGTTTCTTCATATATTCCACATCGGTTCTATATGTACCATCGGGGTTAAATACATTATCTACAAATAGATTAAATTCATTCCACGCTTTGTTAATCGATGGCTTTCCATTAGCCGGAACGTGTCTACTAATACGTGGGATGTGGTATTCAGTATTATCGGAAACTTTTCTTTTTAGAATAATAAATTCAACATCTATCATATCCATAGAAACTCCTAACATTTCTGAATAGAACTTTTTGTATAAAAGAATTTGTGCGTTTTTTGTAGGGTCTTTCTTTTGGTATTTACTCCAACCGGCAGTTGATGTTTTAAAGTCAATAATTCTATACTTACCATCAAACTTACTTCTAACAATCAAATCTATAAACCCTAAGAAATTAATATGCTCTCTGATTTTAGTGTTGATTGGTTGTTCAATAGCAACTAACTCATCATACTTTAATGAAAAAAAGTTGTTGAAGTTTTTAGATTTCTGAAAATAATCTAATATGAGATTACCATCTTCTAAAAACTCTACCAATTCTTCTTTGGTACAAATTGGGTCTTTACCTTCGTTGGATTCTTTGAGATACATTTCTCTCATTTTTTCTTTAAGAAATGCCTTAGTATCCATTCCCTTATCAGCTTGTGATTTGGAGATACGAAGGCATCTACTTAAATACTCTTGCAACGTTTCGTGCATTGCTGAACCAAATACTGAATGTATATTGGATGATGATTCTCTTAAATCATCTATGTAACTTAGTTTATATTGTTGTGGGCAACTGCTCCACATACTATATTGTGAAAATGATACTCTAGCCATATTACAAATATAATCAATTTATTCGGATTTACCAAAGGTTTCATTGATTATTTTTGTAAGTTTTTCAGCCCAGAGTTTAGAACCCAATTCATTTGGGTGCCCACTATTGTTTTTATGATATGATTCATCTTTTAATATAAAATCATTTAAAGTCATATCATTATAATAAAATGGATTTGATTTTACAACTTCTATAATTTTAGAATGAATTACTGGATAATGATTTTTATAAAAAAATTGTGCATCATCCAATGAATCTTCCACTTTAAGTTTATAAGCCGGTCTTCCGCCTGAATCTTTTAAGTACCAATTATTATTATTTTTTATTGGTATATGATTGTTTATTCCATCGAATATTAAGTAAGAATATCCATTCGCTTTACAAAAATTAGAAAAATTAATAATATTATTATAAGTTTTCCATAATGAAAAAGTTATGTTTGTATATAGTTGTGCAATTTGAAATCTACTATCGTATATCCATCTATTTAGTGGATAAGATTTATCCCAATTTTTAAATCCATCGGCTGTAACTTTTTTTGCATCAGCAGAATCTAAAAATTGTAATGGAGTGATGTGCCAATACAATGAATGAATTTTAGTATCTTCAGCAAAATCATCCCAACAAATTAAAAATCTTAAACATTCGGATAATTGTATAATAAACAAACTATCCTTAGCTACTTCAGGATTTAATGTAGCATAATTAATAACGTTTTGTGTAATTATTTCATTACCAGTTCCACCCTTTGCTAAATTTATTAATTCTAAATTATTATTTTCAGCGAAATATGTTGCCCAAGAACCCGCTTTACCCAAAAGGTGTCCTTCAGTAAATGAACATCCCGATGATATTAAATATTTTTTATCTAGCATTAGATTTTTAATTTTAACTTTGTAATTTGTTTCTTTTCAATACCATATTTTTCGCAAATATATTTTATATTTTCTCTACCTTCTCTTGTTGAGTAAAGAATATCAATATACTCTATTGCTTGTGATTCAGGTACTGCGTAATCTTTCTTAATCAATTCTACCAAAAATTCTTCATACTTATCTTCCGATTTACCTTTTGTATATTTTAGATATTGCTTACCTTTTGGAATTAAGCTGATATATAATTTATACATTTCCTTTGGCTCTAGCGTTTGGGTCAAAGGTAGTAGGGTTGCAATCATTTCAACCCATTCCGGCTTCATAGAAAGGAATCGGTTAATCATAAAGTTACTCCACGATTTCTTATCCTCTTCCGATAGTTTATCGAAATACTTTGGGTCTTGCTCTGCGGTAATCGCATTAAGATGGTCGAATAACTTTTTAGCTGCCATTATTTTTCTTCTTTTGTAGTTCTCAATTCTTCTGGTAAAAACTCTTGCAGTGGTTTACCACAATTTGTACACAAAAACACTTCGAATGGCATTACAGTATCTCTATCGCCACCCGTCAATAATTTAGAAGCCTTACGGAATCTATAACCTGGCATAAAGATTAAGTTACCACATTCACACGGAACATCTCTCGTATCTTTAATATCAATTTGGGGTTGGTTAAATTGGTCTATCATTTTATAATATTTAAAATTTGAATAATTGTGCTCATAAACACTATCTCTTTATCTACTACTAACGCATCTTTGGATAATCCATCTGCAATAGTAAGTATCACATTTGCTGTATTTCCAGCTGCGTACTCATCTACTTTATCATATAACATAGTGTACATTTCTGAATAATCGTTTAATCGATTATCAGCTACTGCTTGTCTAATATTCATAAATAAGTTTCGCTTATCATTAGATGATTTAAGTAAATCAATTAACTTAGTTTGAAAATTTGATTCAACCATAATTGCATGGTCTACTTTCAATTCACCTTTAGCCGATTGTAGTTGGCAAGTGTTTAAGATTCTACGAATATCAGGATAATATGAGTTGATAATATCAGCCATATTCTTTGGTTCGTATTTAATCTTCTCTGCATCTAAAATTTTAGCAACCTGAACTGCTACATCTTTTTTAGTTGGAGGTGTAATTGCAAACGATTGGCAACGGCTTTGGATAGGGTCAATAATCTTCTCAATGTAGTTACACGTTAAAATGAATCTACAATGTTTACTAAACGTTTCCATTAAGTTTCTCAAAATCGCTTGGGCGTTTGGAGTCATATAATCAAACTCATCTAAGATGATTACTTTGAATCCTGCAAATCCAACCGATGATGCGAAGTTCTTTACTTTAGTTCTTACCGTATCAACGTTGTTCTCATCCGATGCGTTGATAATCATACTATCACACTTAATAGTATTTACGATAAGTTTAGCAAGTGTAGTTTTACCTGTACCTGCTTTACCATATAACAATAAATGTGGAATATCGTTGTTTTCCAAATATTGCTGAATAGTTTCTTTGATGGTTTCATTACCAACATAATCAGCAAGTGTTTGTGGGCGGTATTTCTCCACCCACAAACTATGCTCTCTCTTATTAATATCGTTTGCGAAAAAGCTCATAAATTAATTTTTTACAAATACTCCGTTTACAGTTTTGCCGGTTCTATCTTTTATCTCATTCCATGCTGCTTCTAAACAATCAGCCGGCTCTAAACCTAACTGCTTAGCCAAAATGATAAGTGTTACAAATGAATCACCAATACCATCTTTGATTTCTTCATCTTTAGATTTCAACAATGCTCCAGCGGTTTCACCCACTTCTTCCAAAACTTTTAATAATTGCTTTGGTGCATTCTCTTTCTTTAAGATATCTTTATCTGCAGCCCATTGGGATACATTTTCTATTAAACTATCGAACGTCATTTTCTTTTGATTTTGCTCTTTCTAATTTTGTTTCTTCGCTAATTGGTCTTGGGAATATTTTAAATAACATTCCATTTTGTTGGAAAGTCAACCCTTGTCCTTCTTCAGGTTTAACACTTAAAGTTAAGATATCGGCTTTTTCTCCTTCATTCGAATAAGCAAATACTATTGGTTCGTTATTAAAGAATTGAAAACACCATTCTGCATCTTCAATGGGGGTTACTTCTTCTACTGCAACAGAACCTTTTTGCGTTGGTTCTAATTCTGGAAATAATTCTAATTGCTCTGCCATTTTATTAATTTTGAATTTCTACTAAATAATATTTACAAACGAACTCATCGATAATGAATTCAACGTGCGCCAATCCATCAGCTGATACTTTAAGTTTAGCAGCGGTTGCTTCTTTGTTAGCCGTTAAGATTTCTTTAAGGTACTTAGCGGAGAAAGAAATTGGTTTAACTTCACCATTGTAACCTTTTTCACAAGTGAATGTTACTCTATTAGTAGAAATTGTTGAATAACCAATAGCCATCTTCAAATCACCACCTTCGGTAAATACAGTGAATGTGTCGATATCAGATAATGCACCCTTTGCTTTGATAAACTTATCAATCATAGTAGATGCCATCTCAATTGAGATACCAAATTCTGGCAATTGCTTCAAATCAGGAACCGCAGGAATTACACCCAAATCAGCCAATTGATAAGAAGTTTCGGTTTCATCTGAAACTAATTTTAATACAGTTGCTTTATCACCAACCATATCTACATTTAAAGATAAATCGTTATCT